GTCTGCAACATCGTGTTATATTTGACGTAAGCCGTAACCTCGCCACCCGAGGATAACGTCGGGTAATACCACGAGACTTCCGCAAACCGGGAATTTACCGCGCAGCGAATTTTCTGAAGATTGGTCTGATCGAGGTCCTGGAAGATTACGTCCCATACGGGGCAAGCAATCGGCGTCACACCGCCACCAGACAGTTGATAGAACTGCGTCGGCCCCATCCAATAGACAACGCCATTGAACGAGCCCGCCGCCTTGCGAGCAATCATGCCCGTGCCAACGGCGATCTCATTAAAGGCATAGATGTAAGGCTGACCGATATACTGCATCGACCAGATGGCAAGGTCGGTCCATACTAAAGCTTGTTGCGGTCCTTGCAGGCAGCCGACGATCTTCGACCCCTTCGGCAGCCGATACGACCCGGCCTGATTGGTGGACTGCGCGATCCAAGAACCCGGCGAATTGAAATTTTGAACGTCGCACCAGCGGATCAGCAATGGATCTGGGATGCCAGTGAAGGTGCTGCCCCATGCCACGATCTGCCGCTGCGGCATGGCGACAAAGATGCCATCGTTGACCGGCGGCGCGTAAGACATGACGGTGGCCGTCGTCGCCCCGCTCGTCGGGTCCCAGTAGAAGATTGGACCGGAAGCCGGGTCGATGGTCGTAATCACACCGCCGCTCGCAGCACCAGACCCACTACCGCTATAAGCAACCGTCACCGAAGTCGAGGTCGAGGAAGAAACCGAATAGGTGCCGTTATAGGCAGACACCGACATGCCGGTGACAGTGATGAGGTTGCCAACCGGCACTGTAAATGCGGTGCTGAAGGTAAACGTCACAGAACTACCAGACTTGCCAACAGTCGATACGCTGTTCAGAACCACGTTTAATGCAGGAACAGGGCAGGCAACCATGATCTGCCCAAAATTGTCTATCGTCCAATCGTTCGTATAAATCGGCGTGCCGGTGGTCGGCGTGATCGCCGTGCCAGACCCATACCCGCCCGATCCATACCCGCCGACGCCATACCCGGTCCCAGCAGGAACAGGACCAAAGCCAATATAATAGACAAGGTTGGCATACCCGCCGTTCTCATAGACGCTGCTGGCAGCATTGGCGGTCGTAGATGCTTGGATCGTAAACGTGCTGGTCGATGGAACCGACTGCACGGTGTAATTGCCGAAGATGGTCACGCCATTGAAGACGGTCGGGAGCAACGCAGAATACGTGCCGCCGACCGCATACCCATGATTGGCAAGCGTCACCGTGATAATGGATGAACTGTTCGTTGTCGTATATTGCGGAACAGCGCCAGCGTTCGACACTGTCGAGGTCGCCAGGGCGGGCGTGCCAAGCAAACTAAGCGCCTGGATCGTATACGTCGTGCCGCTAACAACTGTCACCGGATAAAAGCCAGACAAGATCAATCCGCCGATGCTGACCTGCGTTGAAATAAAAACAGTGTCAAAGCTGCTTGTTGATATACCGCTATCAATAATAGTAACAGTAGAACTGCCGCTAACTGTGCTAAAGTTAAGAGAAGGGTTGGTCGTTAGAGTGCGCGGTGTAATAGTTGTCAGATTACTATTGCTGATAATCTGTAATGACGATTGCAGGTTCGATGTTGATGCTTGGTTGCCCAGCGCCAAATACTGCACGGCATTGGTATCTTCCCAAGCCCACAAGGCGCGGGTGATCGTCTGGATAGGCTGCGGGTAGTAAGCCGTCCACCCGCCCAGCTTCTGAACCAGCCCCTGCCCCTTTTTGTCATATATAAAGCGGATCAGGTTACATTCGCTGATGGCAGCTTGGTTAAGCGCCTGGGTCTCGTTCTGATCGACGCCAGGGATGAGTTGCAGTGCTGCGCGAGGCATCGTCAGCCCCGCGTCGGTGTAGCAACCGCCGCAGGCGATTCAGACGCCCAGCCGGTGCTTTGGAACTTCTTCCGGGCCTCCTCGACCATGGCACCCTTCAATAAAGTCTGATACTGCATTTCATACGTCGGCCCCATGCTCGGGTCAGAACTGGCCGCACCGAAATTGCGCTGGTATTGGGATATGAAGATCATGCTGGCCTGTAAGAGCAGATCGGGTAGGTAGGTCGAAATCCAAGTCGTGTTCGTGCTTGCCGCCGTGCTGCTGGTGCTGTTGGCGTTCAGGGACTGCAACCGGATCGTGCCGGTCAAGACGAGCGGGTAGGTGGCTGCCGGCCAGGGGCCGACGATGATATTCTGATATGTGTCGCCATAGGTCGTCAGGTCGCCGCCATAGACGGCAAAATAAGCCGGAACGCCGGTCGTGGAGGACGATGGGTAGACGTTCTGGATATACTGCTTCGTCACCGGCAACAGGGGCGTCGTAGCGCCATTAGCGGTCACGCTGACGGTTTGCAGGGTGACAAAGTCGTTGATGCTGATCTGAACCAGATTGCTGCCCGAGGATATGCTATACGTGTCGTTTTCGACCTGGGATTGCAGCAGATCGAGGTCGCGCTGGATTCTCAGTTCCGCATAGTTTAACATCTGCGGGATGACGGAATTGAATTGCGTATCGGTCGTGCTGACGATCCCGCCCACCGTCTGCGTGGGAAGGACTGCCATAGTCGCTACAGTCGTGACGTAGCCGTTATACGTGAGCGGCGTAGTGGCAGGTGCGGTCATTATCTACCTCTGACTTGGTAATACTACGCCAAGGTAGGAAAAAGCAATCTGTTAGCTTGCCCTATATTTCCTTCATAAAGTATAAAAAAAAGTTCTTGCGTCTTTGGAAAAAATGTTTGAGGGTGGGCGGACCAGACAAGGAGAGACATGATGGACATAAACGAAATCTATAGCCAGTTGGAGCGGCTGGCGTATCATTTACACCTGTTGAAGAGCGATGACGAAAAGACAAGCGAAATGCTCTTCAACGCCTGGGACCATGTGTGCCGGGCTGAGGAATTGGTTTTGAAAGCTAAAATGAGAATTGAAGTGAACAAAGAAGATAAAATTGCACGTCTGCGCGAAAATATCGTTCAGACAGAGGAATATCTGCGGATTTATCAAAAAGACGTGCGCTGGGCAGAGGATCGCCTTCGTGAATTGAAAGCGCGGCTTTCCAACATGGAGGGCCGACGTGATGACCAGCCCTGATCGGTTTTACCCTGTGAAGTATAGCATCATCCATAATACGGGCGACGGCGATGAATGGAGTTACCACGACGGCGACGGCTACGGCAACGGCTGTGGTTATAGCTACGACGACAAAGACGATGACAATGATAACAATGATGACGATGACGACGACGACGATGGCTGCGACGGCTGCGACGATTGCGACGGCTACGAAGGCTACGGCCCCGGTGGCGGTTCCGGCGACGGCTACGGCAACGAAGGCTACGGTGACGGCAACGGCTGTGGTTACGGCTTTAACGACGGCGACGGCTACGGATATGGCTATGAGACTATCGACACGACACTAGGGCGCAAAACATGACCAGCCCTGACCGGTTTTATCTTGTGCGTGGCAACTACAACTACGGCGGCGGCTACGGCTACGGTGATTTCTACGGTTACGATTACGGTGACGGCTACGGCTATGGCCACGGCTACAGCAACGGTTACGGCTATGGCTACGGTGACGGTGACGGCTATGGCTACGGCTATGGCAGCGAAAAAGGCTACGGCGGCGGCTACTCGACCATCAACACAACACTCAAATAGGAGAAAAAAAATGAGCGACATCATCACAATCAACGGCGTGGAATACGCACCTACCAAACGCACCACCGGCACACGGGCTGTCGTGGTCCTGGATCGTGGCTGGATTTTCGCGGGAGACGTTACTCGCCAGAACGGCAGGATATACATGACCCGCGTGGTCAATCTGTTCCGTTGGGAAAGCGTCGGGTTCCCGGCAGTCGTGAAAGATCCGGTTGGCAGCAAGGCCGACATCCGGCCCATCCTGGACCTCGATGTTCCTGCCGGTTCAGAGGTGTTTAACATCCCGGTGGCGGACGACTGGGGGTTGGTGTGATGACCAGCCCTGAACGCTTTTATCCCGTGAGTTGGGTCCACGGCAACAGCGGCAACGGCCACGGCCAC